CGTTGCCCAGATGCGGGCCGAGCACCCGACCAGCACGTTCGACGCCTTTGAGCGGCGGATTCTGATGCAGATCAGCCGCGCCTTGTCGATGCCGTACATCGTCGCGGTGATGGACGCGACCGGGGCGAACTACTCCACGATGCGTGGCGACTACCTCGTGTATCGCCAGCACATGAACGCCGAACGGGCGGACGTGGAGCGGGTGATCCTCGACCCGCTGCTCCAGCGGTGGATCGGCGAGGCCGCCGTGGTGGACGGCATGATCCCCGACGGCCTCCCGCCCCGCGATCAGTGGACGTGGCGGTGGCGCTGGGACGGCCACGAGCACATCGACCCGCTCAAGGAGGCCAACGCCGAGAGCGTCGGCCTGGAGAACAAGACCGTGAGCCGGTCGGAAGCCTGTGCCCGCCGCGGCAAGGACTGGCGGCAGGTGTTCCGCCAGATCGCCGCCGAGGAGGCGTATGCGGCCGAGCTGGGCATCGACCTCACGACGCCCGAGCAGCAGCCGGCCCCGGCCGACCAGCCCCAGGAGGCGAACCAGTGAGCCAGAAAATCACGTTCGGCGGCGAAGCAACGCTCATCGAGGCCCCGATCCTCGCGGACGGCCAGAGCAGCGGCAACCCGAAGTTCTCGCTCGTGGGCTACACCGGCCGGGCCATCCGGCAGGCATGGAGCCGCACGCCGCTCGTCGTGGACCTGGCCGGCATGGACACGACCAGCCAGCCGATCGCGGTGATGCTCGGCCACCAGTACGACATCGACCACGCCGTCGGCCAGGCGTCGGATGTCGTGAACAGCGGCACGGACCTGACCGTGGCCACCGAGGTCATCGGCGAGAGCCCAGAGGTTGCGAAGGCCGTGACGCTGGCCCGCAAGGGCTGGCGGTTCCAGGCGTCGATCGGGGCCGACGTCGGCCGGATCGAGAACATCGCCGCCGGCGAGAGCGTCGAGGTGAACGGCCGCCAGTTCGCCGGCCCGATCAGCGTGGTGCGTGCCAGCACGCTCCGCGAGGTGTCGATCGTCCTTTTCGGAGCAGACGCCGCTACGTCTGCCGCGATCGCTGCGGAAGCGAATGATGGAGGTTTCCCCATGGCGGATCACGCCACCCAGAAGCCCGACGAGGTCAAGGCCTCGGCGGAAGCCACGGCGAAGGTCGCCGTGGAAGCGAAGGCCCCCGAGGCCGTGACGCCGCCCGCTCCCTCCGTGGACCTGGGTGCGATCAAGGCCGAGCTGCTCGAGCAGATCCGGAAGGAGGTCAAGGCCGAAGCCCTCGCGGACATTCGTGCCGATCGCCCGTCCGCTCCGGCGGTTCACGTCGTCGCCAAGCCGGCCGAGACCGACGAGCTGCTCGTCGCCTCGATCTGCCTCGCCGGCAACCTGCCCGGCGTCGACAAGCAGTTCGGCGAGCGGACGCTCGAAGCCGCCCACAAGCGGCGGAACATGGGCCTCCAGGAGATGCTCCTGCGGGCCGCGAAGGCGAACGGCTACCAGGGTGATGCCTACAAGCTCACCGACGGCAACCTTCGCGACGTGCTGAAGGCATCGTTCGGGTCCAGCACCCATTCGATCGCCAACGTCGTCGGCACGGCCTACGGCAAGTTCCTCCTCAACGGCTACACCTCGGTGGAGTCGGTGTGGGACCGGATCTCGATGATCCGCCCCGTCTCCGACTTCAAGGCGGTGACCGGCGTGCGCGTCAACGGCGGGTTCACGTTCGAGGAAGTCGGCCCGGCCGGCGAGCTGAAGTCGGCCGAAGCGACCGACGAGGCCCGTTCGTTCGGTGCGAAGTCCTACGGCCGGATCTCCGCGATCAGCCGTCGGGACCTGATCAACGACGACCTTGGTGCTCTGACCGTGGTGCCCACCCGGCTCGGCCGTGGTGCGGCTCTCCGGTTCAACACCAACTTCTGGGCCGAGTTCCAGGCGTCTAACGCCACCTACTTCGAGCGGGCCACGGCCGGGGCTGGCAACGCCCTCAGCCTGACCAGCCTGAAGGCGGCCGTGTCGGCCTACCGGAAGGTCACCGACGCGGACGGCAACCCGCTGTCTGTGGCCCCGGCGATGCTGCTGCTCCCGCCGGAGCTGGAGATCGCGGGTGCCGAGCTCATGGGCTCGGCCCTGATCCACGGCACGAGCGGTGCGGCCCCCAGCACGAACGTGCTGGCCGGTCGTTATCAGGTCGTGTCGTCGGTCTACCTGTCGAGCGCGAGCACCTGGTGGCTCGTGGCGAACCCGGGCGACCTGAACGCGATGGAGGTGCTGTTCCTCAACGGCAACCGCAACCCCGTCGTGGAGCAGGCCGAGGCGGACTTCGACACGCTCGGCATCCAGGTCCGCGGGTACTTCGACTTCGGTGTCGCCAAGGGCGAGCCGAAGAGCTGCTACCGGATGGCCACGGCCTGACCCTGACAGTGCAAATCGTGCCCGGGGCCGGGAGCCCAAGCCCGGCCCCGGGGTGACGACTCAAGTTCCTTCCAGATCACAGAAAGCGAGAAACAAACATGGCGACGTTCGTGCAGAGGGGCGAGGCGATCGACTACACCCCGTCGGCCGCGGTGGCCGCCGGTGCGGTGGTCGTGATGGGCAGCGTGGGTGTCGGCGTGGTGCCGGTGGCCCTGGCGGCCAACGAGAAGGGCAGCCTGTTCGTCGACGGTGTCGTGCGGCACGCCAAGGCGACCGGGGCCATCACGGCCTACGCCAAGGTCTACTGGGACGCGACCAACAGCGTCTTCACGACGACCGCGACGAGCAACACCCTCGCGGGGTACGCGGTGGCTGCGGCCGCCTCCGGCGATGCGACGGTCGATGTCAAGTTGATGAAGGCATGATCCAGGCCGCGGGGCGGGCCGCGTGAATCGCAGCCCGCCCCCGGCCATGGCCGGAGGGCAGTGCAGTGCAGGACATGCTCGCGAAGGCTGGCGGCTGGTTTGAGCAGCAGCGTCGTGAGCATCTCTCGGCGGCAGTGTCCTACTTCCCGGTCGGTGCCAGCCATCCGGTCACGTGCCGCGCCACGCCGACCATCGGGCGGTGGGAGGGCATCGACGCGACCGGCCAGGTGGTGCGGATCGAGACGCGGGATTTCATCATCGGCTTCGCCGACTACGCGGCGGACCCGGTTCGCGGCGATCGGATCGTGGTGGTGGAGAACGGCGTCGAGCGGACGTATCAGGTGATCGTCCCGCAGGGGATGCAACAGGCGTGGAAGTGGGTGGACCGCAATCAGGGCGTCCGCCGGATTCACACGTTGGAAACCGACAAATATCCGAGGGCGTGACCGATGGCCGTGTTCGAGCAGCTTCCCGGCGAACTGAACCTGTCGCTCGTGCGCGGCGACGAGTTTCCGTTTTCCGCCACATTCAACACCAACCTCACCGGCTACACGCTCCAGGCGTCGATCTACAACGACGCCACCGGCACGGAACTCACGGCCCCGTCGGTGAACATGACCACCGCCACGGTGGGCGGCGTCACGACCAGCACCGTGGCCTTCCTGCTCACCGAAACCCAGACGGCCGTGCTGACGGCGGCTCGGATGCGGTGGTTCTTCCGTTGGGTGTCGCCGGCCCCCGGCAGCGTGACGCGGACGATCCTGGCCGGCACCGTCCGGGCGGTGAAGCCATGACGCCGGCAAAGTACGACTTCCCCGACCAGACGGCCGGCGACACGGTCGCCAACCGCAGGTTCACGGTGACGCGCACCGTCGGCGGCGTCACGTCGCCGGAGAACCTGACCGGCGTGGCGATCGCGTGCTGGTTCGCGCGTGGCGAAGGTGGCGGGCCTGTCGTGCTCAAACTGGCGATCGGCAGCGGCCTCACTGTCGTGAACGCCGCCGGCGGGATCTTTGATCTGGGCGGCTTCTCGGTGCCACGCGAGCCCGGTCCGTACCGCTACGACATCCAATTCACCTACCCCGACGGCCGTGTGCGGACCTACGTGGCCGGCCGGATGCGGGTGCTCGCGGACGTGAGCACGTGATCGACGACGTCTCGATCTCTGTTGCGGAAACGGTCGAGGACGTCGGGCTGGTCGTCGGCGGCGGAGAGACCGTCGGCCTGTCCGTGGGAGGCACGACCGAAACGGTGTCGCTGGTGGTGGCCGCTGCAGGCGACGTCGCGACCCTGGCCGTGGTCGAGGCCGCGGAGACCATCGCCCTGGCCGTGCTGCCGGACGCCGACGCCGTAGCGGTCGCCATCGCCGATCACGGCGAGACGGTCGTGATCACGGTGGCACCGCCTACCACGGGCGAGGCCGCGGCCGAGACCTGGGAGACGGTCGCCAAGAACCTCGGGGCCTACCCCGCCACGCTCGCCTACGCGGCTGGCGAGCTGGCGAGCATCACCTACGCCACGCCCGGCGGGTCGATCGTCAAGACGCTCAACCGCACGGCAGGCCGGCTCGCGTCGATCGTCCTCTCGGGGGCGCTGCCGTCTGGCATCGCGACCACGAAGACGCTGACCTACAGCGGCGAAACCCTGACGGGGGTGGCGTATGGCTAGCCAGACAGTCACCACGACCGTCAACTACGACGCGGCCTCGATCTCGGGCCTCCTCGACGGCGAGTCGATCACGATCAACGGCGGCAGCGTCACGGTAAGTGCAGATGTGCGATGGAACCAGCAGGCCGCCGTGTTTGGCGCAGTGACAATCTCGTCGTCGCTGGGCGGATCGTTTTTGATTGACGGGACGCAGGTGTGGGAGGTGCCATTTTCGGCATCGACCGGAAACGTGCCGACGCAGGCCGCCCTCGGCTCAAACGGCGTCACGGGCGGAACCAGCGGCGCAACGGGCGAACTGACGCGAGTGTGGGCGACCGGCTCGCTCACTCCTGCCGCAGCGGGCGGTGCGATGCCTGCGACGGGCTACATCAAACTCCGCTCCAGGTCAGGCAGTTTCCAGGCCGGCGAAACCATCACGCTGCCCGGCGGGGCGACGGTCACGGCGAGCAGCGCAGGCAGGCGGTCATGGATTCACGTTGTCGGTCGAGGTTCGTTGACGGCAGCAGGTTCCCGCCTGTCCATTCCACGACTAGGTACGCACTCGATCACCGGCGACTGGTACGAACTCGGCACCACAAACGGAAACGACAACCAGACTTTTCAATACCCTGTGTCTGATATTTGCCCAGCGATTTGGATTGAGAATTCTGCTGGTTCTGGCGTCTACGAAATCTGGCTCAACGCCCACACGAGATGGACGGACGGCGCCGTCGCAACAAGCGATAAACGAGGAATGTTTTTCAACTGCGACGGCTCAACCGGCGTCATAACAATCGCAGCACGTGGGGCAAACAATGCAGGCTTGAAACCGCCAACGGGATGTAAAGTTCGCATTCCGAACGTCATACTTTCGAGCGCCGAACCCGGTAATTACGCCGTGAATATCGCGCCCAGCAGCATGACCTTTCGCTTCGGATACCAAACTCCGGGGGGGGCTCTAAATATCAACTACGCCTCGTGCGGATGGAACGTCGCCGGAAGTTCCACCTACTCGGTCAGCATGCAAAATACAGGCATTGCCGGAGCAACGTCATTCAATACGATTACCGCCACCGCTGTGTTTCGGAACGTAGGCGTCGGGCTCGTGGTTGATATGGCGGGTGCATCCCCATTCTCAATCCTAAACAGTTACGCAGGGACCACTGTAGAAGATGTGTATATCGCCAACAATGCGGTCAACTCTGTGGCTTTCGCAATAACAGACGTCGCGAAATACACGGTTACTGGGCTGAAGTGCATTTCGTTTGGAACGACCGGAACCAATGCCCCCGGTGCATCGGCTCGTGCGATACAGGCCACTCGACTGGTGGACTCCACGTTCACTGACTGCGTTGCCATTGGTGGAATCGGGTTCACGTTAACTCCATGCACGCGAGTCAAGGTTATCGGCACTAAATATGCGAGCAGGTCAATAGGTACAACGCAAACTGACGCGCACTTCGGCGTAACAATCACAGGCGGCTCGGACACGGTGACGGTTGATGGCTTCAGTAATTTTGACAGCATTGCGAACGCGCACCCGTATAACGGAATAGTAAACATCCCGAACGGAAACAACATCGAGATCAAAAATATAGGCACGTCCTCGACCCCTTACGACGGTGGCAGTGCGAACCAGTGCGCATACCTAGCGCTACTCTCAACCTGCCTGGGTGTGGTCATGCGACGCTGTTACGGCACAAATCTCAGGCTAGCGATGGTCAGTCCGGCATCGCCCGCGGTTGGTTTCGAGGCGTACAACTGTTGGGGTGATGCGGCGGACGTGCAAATCAACACCTGCCAAAACTCTACACTGCGAGGCGGGCGCTACACGCCGACGACCACAGGTCAATTTTACGTTTATGGGACGCACTGGATGGATGGATGGACCTCAACAACTGCTGGGTTCATCCTGCTCGCATGTAACGAACCAACCGCTGAGTCTCTCGCTCAATGCACTGCATCTCTCGGCGTCGGCTCCGGCTTTACTGCATCGGGGAACGTAGCGATGAAGCTGCTAACTGATTCAGTAATTTGGGAGATGCCGTACTTCGCCCTGGGGGTCACGGGGTTCGCCAACACGGCCCCCACGATCACCGGCACGAGCACCGCCAACCACACGCTCCAGTTTCAGGCGGACACCGGAAGCGGCTGGAACGGTACATGGACTGCCCTGACCGGCGCGAACCTCGCGGCCGTGGCCGTGAATCCTGCCGTCGGTGTGAAGCTCCGCGTGCGGGCGACGGTCAACACCGCCTCCACATCCAACCTCCTGACCTACATCACGCTCGCCACGACGACCACCGCAACCGACCAGCAGCGCGAGTACCCGCTGCCGGGGGCGCTGCTCACGGTGTCGGGCCTTGTCGCGGGCAGCCGCGTGAAGGTGACGCGGTTGGACACTGGGGCGCTACTGGCGCAGGACTCGACCGCCGGAACCTCACTGACGCTCGACATGGCCTACACCGGAGCGGTTCGCGTGGAGGCCCGAAACGCCAGCGGTGCCACGACCTACCGACCGTGGGTCACGCAAGTCTCGATTGCGACCGGAACCACGACCACAGTGACAGCCCTTCAAGAGCAGGACTAAGCCATGCCCATCCAAGACGACTTTTCCATCTCCGCAGTCGGTGCGATCCGCCACACGAGCGGCACCACGGTCTACTCCGTGCTCGACCTGCACGCCTGGCTGCAGGACCTCGCCGACGATGCGGCGGCAACGTCTAACGACCTCGTGGACATCCTGGCGCCGAATCCGTCCCGCCTCGACGGCCCGCGAGACGTGGCCGTGGCATCGAGGCTCAATCTGCTCACCAGCGGCTCGGTCGCATTCAACCTCGACGATGACGCCGCCCAGTATGTGAACTTCGGCTCGGTGAAGCAGGACGGCGGCAACGTCCAGTATTCGGGTTTGAAGACGATCGGCGGCATCGTCGCCGCGTCGCCGATCTACGTCGTCCAGAACGGCAACAAGCTCACGAAGTTCTGGTCGGACGGCCACGTTCAGGTGCTCGTGAAGGTACGGACGGCCGGCTCGCTCATCGACTCGGGCAACGTCACGGCCTTCTCGCGGAAGTGGGGGCAAACCTATTCCCACTTCGACGTGAATCTCAGCGCGGGTGGCGAGAGCAACGCGGCTCTCTCAACCGCCGTCGATCCCAACGTCGTGCTGACCGAGGTGCAGGCGGCGGCGCTGTCGACGAAGGTCAGCATCACCTTCGGCAACACGAATCAAGACCTCGGCAACGGCAACGGCTCCAAGCTCTACCGCGGCACGATCACGCTCTCGAACGGCTGCACGCTCCAGGAGGCGTACCAGTACCTCCAGTATGTCACCCGCGAGGGTTCGACCACGACGCTCAACAGCATCCCCGGCTGGCGGTATCGCGTCCTCAACTCGGGCTACACGGAGATCCCGTCGGCTCCCTTCGGCACGTTTGCCGGTGGTACGTTCTTCGCCGCGCGTGGCTGGTTCGTGACCGGCGTCCTGGCGGGCGAGTCCACCCGCTACCAGCTCGTGGCCGACGACGGCACGACGCAGACGCCCCCGACGCTGATCGGCGTGACGGTGGGCAACCTCGTGAGCGGCGACCGCGTCCTGGTTGCTCGCGAGAACGGCAGCGGCGGCATCCTCCGCGACGAATACACACCCGTCGCGGCGAGCGCTGGGGCCACCGCGCTCACGGTGGTCGAGTCGATCAAGACCGACACGCCGTCGAGCGGCGTGATCCGCATCAAGGGACTGCGGTACACCTACTCGGCGTTCAACGCCGGCACGAAGACCTTCTCGGGTCTGTCGCCTGCGCTCGCTGGCAACATCGTGACGGCCGACGACGTGTTCGTGCCCTACGTTGACCGGGTTGCCGCATCTGCTTCCGAGAGCGTGACGTTCATCTACAGTGCAAACTTCTCGGCTCGCGTGGATGTGCGCAACGGATCGGGCCTGT